TGTTGATAACATAGTCACCGGCCATGTTCCAAACTTGCGGCTCACGATCACCGCGGCGTGTCATGTGATCAAAGATGATGTGCCCAAGTTCGTGGCCAAAGCCAAAAATCATTTCGCCGTCGCTGAGCTTCTCAACGAACTCTTTGTTATAGTAAAACTTGCGGCCATCAGTAGCAATGGTCTTGCACCAATCAACTTCTTCAAGCTTGAGCCGAGCAGCCAGAGGACCCCAAAACGGGTACTTCAACAGCATAGCAACACGGCTCTTAATAAGCTTATCACGGGCGGGCATCTTAGACATTTGTGGCTCCTTCTATCTATGTATCTATTATACGGCTATTCTGTTTTAAGGTCAACCGTTTTTATCGGCTTATCTTTTGGACCGCATAAGTCCCAAATCATTGCTACCTGTGGATCTCTGAACCAGATGTGCTGTCTTGGTATAAAGTCCCAATCCAATCGCTTTAAACCTTGTTCTCTGGTCCATTTGGTAACTTCATTAATGGTGGCTCCAATCGGATAAGGGCGGACAGACCAGCTGGTCCTTTGCTTGCGGAGCCACTCGCTAACATCGGAAGGGGTTGGTGGCTGGTCCGTCCATATGGTTCGGGCTTCCTGACCGTATAGCATTTCTGCTATAGGCCAGGTCCGAAGTCGTTCTGCCAATTTACTCGTCGGTGAGTAAGTTGGCATAGCGTTTGAAGAACTCGGGGAAGTTGGTCATCTTCTTGCGATCAAACACAACCTTGTAGTTCTTCAACACGGTGTGAGCACCCATGATAACCATTTCGGGTTCGAAATTAGCCATCATAAAGCCGAGCCAGTTATCTGCACTCTTATTAAAGTCGTCAAGCTTGCCAGTGCGCTTTCCGTCTTCGTAGCGACTACGAAGTTCGTAGCACAGGCTGGTAACTAGTGCGTATGCGGCACTCACTTCCTTGCTCTTGAAAGTGGTAACTTTGCCACTCAAGACATCGGACGGGTCAGGCAAGTCTGCGGCGTGCCTACGATGCGCCATAAACTTAATTGCCATACCTTCGCCAACCAAGCCAGCCACCATGTCAGTGTTGGCAGAGTCGGGCATGTCGTCATCCAGCATGTCCGACACGAAACTCCAGGTACGCGGAGTAGGAAAGGCGCGGTCGTGTTGCGTCGGATCAAAGTTGAACAAGTCGCCTTTGAACTGCTTCAAGAAGCCCACCACATGCGGATGGATCTCGTGGCTAAGAGCCCATTGCTCCCAATCCTCAAAGTCCACACGAATCTCAAGGTGCAGGAAACGATTGGCCAGTGGGCTAGGCATACGATAGGTAACACCCTTGTCGCCCATACGGTTACCTGCGGCAATTAGCACAACATTGTCAGGCAATGTGTATTGACCAACCTTGCGGTTAAGGATCAACTGATAAGCCGCGGCCTGAACAGCAGGCGGAGCAGAGTTAAGTTCGTCAAGGAACAGGAACACAACATCGTGTTCAGCGGCAACTGCTTCGCTGGGAAGTTCACTAGGGGTAGCCCACTTCATGGTGTTATCGCCGGCGCTGTAATACGGCACGCCTTTGATGTCAGTGGGATCCATAAGGGCCATACGCAAATCAATTACAGTAGAGTTAGGAAACTCTGCGGCAACTTGATTCACCATATCGCTCTTGCCAACACCAGGAGGACCCCAGATAAAAATTGGACGGCGCTTGGCTACTGCTCGGCGCAGGATAGGCTTGCACTCGCTAATCTTAACGGTGCGGGTTTCAACTTGATTTCCCATGGTGGCTCCTTCAGGGCGTTAATGATGTTTCTAGTATAGCAGGGTAGGGTAGGAGTGTCAACCCCTACCCCTTCCTAATTAAGCCGCTTGGCTAACAGCATCGGCTGGAACAACCTGAGCAACAAACTCAGAAGCATCAATCTGCTCCTTGGTCATTGGAGCAGGAAGCTCAACAAACTTAACAGCGGTGCAACCGGCACGGACCAGCGTACGAGTCCGGCGCTTGTCGTTGGTGTAGCGAACAGCGCCACGGCCCTTAGCGTCAATGGCATAGCCAACAAACGCAAAAGTCTCGCCAGTGGCAACTTCTGCAATAGCAGCCTCAACCACAGCAGGCGCAACAGCAACCGGAGCAACAGGCTCAGCAATGGTGAGCTCCATCACGCCAGCGGCACGAGCACGAGCACGAGCCTCACGCTTGCGAATGGCGTCGGGGGTTTGGGAAAGAATCTTAGACATGCGAACACTCCTGTGTGTGTGATTTATAGCAGGACCATCCCGCTACAGTATCTAGTTTACTAAAGATCCAGATCCTTGTCAACCTCTTTTTGCGTCCGAGCATGGCGCTTGTACGCAACCTTGCTCCGCTCAATGCGGCCCTTAAAGGGCGTATCTGCGGAGTAAAGTTCCACACAACGGCGCTTTTGGCGCGGAAGCTTTACAGTGATTGATGTGATCCGTTTCATAGTTTTTGTAGTATACGGGAACCCTAGGGCTGAGTCAACCGTTTTTCCCCTCTTTTTTCACTTTTTTTCACTTTTTTTGGCTCAAAAATGTGGCATTTTTGCAACACTTTTAAAAGTTCTTTAAAATCAATGACTTAGCTAGGGCTAAAAAAGTGTTAAAAATCAATGACTTAGCTAACCCCTTGTTTTGCTTAATTTTTAGACAAATATAGGTCCCTTACGCCCCTGAGCACTTGGCTCATGGTGCTAAACTGCGAGCTTGCCATATCCAGTAACTCATCCGGTGGCCTAGTAGCCACGCTGGCAATGCCAAATGCAATACTGCCCATTTGCTTGAAGTAGCTTTCTCCGGGCCAGCGAGGTTTCTTAAACTCCCATGCATCGATGAACAAGCATTCTTCGCCCACTGATCTAAGCACTGGTTGTTTTTGATTGTTTGGTAAGGATCTCGCCTCAAGCATTTTTATAGCAATTGGCACAGACCAAAAGTCTGTGCGCTCAAAACTGCGGGCCATTACATGTACCAAGAATGCTTCAACATCAGACTCTAGATAAGTCTGAGTAGTGCCTTGTGCTTCTACCACTAGTTCCCAGCTGGCCCGCACATAAGGTTGCCAGTGCTTCATAAAAGTATTTATAAAACAGGTGTGGTTTGAGAAGTTACCGCAAGGGCGGGTTAGTCGTAGACCATGCCTCTATACCATTTTTCCTGCACAACCTTGGAAGGCTTAAAATGCTTTTCAAGCACAGGAACAGTCAGCAAAGGATCGGCGGATCCGCACATGAAAATATCTAAGGCAGCATAACCGCGTTCAGGCCATGTGTGGATGGACATGTGTGATTCGGCTAGAACAGCAACACCCGAAATCCCGCCATTGGGTTGAAATTTGTGCAGGTGTATATGTAACAAGGTAGCCTTAGCTGCCTTTACACTTTGCCTTAGAGCATGATTGATTAGTTCTTCGTCATCTAAGCCGACGCAATTCCAAAGGTCTAGAATTACATGAGTGCCAGCAAAGGTTTTGCCATCTTTGGTAACAAAGTGGTCAATGAGTTGTGTTTTCTTCATGCACAGAACATAGTACATAACTGTTCTGTGGTCAATGATTAATTGTACAGCTTATGCTATCTTGGTCATCATCGATTGTTAAGAGCTTTGCGACTTAGACCCTCAAGCCATAATATGATATCGTCGTTTACCAAGCGAATTTCCATGGCATCGTTTTCACCAAAGATGCGAAAGTAGCCAGCACCGTGATAGTAAGGCCAATCTAAATGCTGTTCTAGTCCTATGAGATGCCCGGGCTTGGGATTCCATCCAGGTGGGCATTTATAAGACCAATGCCGGAAATGTGGGCGCATTAATTCCCAACCAAAGGCAGTTAGTCGCAAGCCTTTTTGTCGTCCTGGTTGATAATTTTTGAACACTGAATATGGGGTTATTTTTGTATCACCCCAGATATGCGGCAACGGATACTGCGTCAGATAGTCAACTATCTTTGTAGCTAGTTCCTGCTTCATTGATGCGCCGTCCTTGCTTTAGCTCAACTACAGAAAAGTCATTAACCTTGAAGATTTTGTTTAAGCGGTCTGCAAGATTAAAAGCATGGCCAGGATTGCTAAAACTAACTTTTTTATACTTGGGTCCTGGATAGCTAACCAAACTATTCAGAGTACGAAGATTAATGGGTTTATCCTTATAGAATACTGCATAGATCGCATCAGCCGCTAGGACTTCTTCGCTCTTGTATGTGCGAGGATTTGTGTGCGTTAATATAATTGTTGGCTTAGGTCTACTCATGCACTTATTTAGCAAAAGTGCATATATAATGAACCTATTAAACAGGGCTTAAATGGAATCTTCGGAGGAATTTGAAGTATTATATCTAGTAAACCCGTCGCCGGTAATTATAATACAGCTTACAGTAGGGTCTTTTTGGCTGGTAGCAATAATGCTCCAACTTCCATCTTTGGCAACCCAGAATGACATAATTATTGAGTCGTTTTCACTGGTCTGTGACTTGCCAATTGCTCTAACTGATTCGTTTGCCCCTTTAAGAGCTTCAACCACTGACTGGGTACTGCTACACACCCAGTTGGTTCTCAGCAGGAAGGCCTGTGCAATTGCAGGAAGTGCCCATGCGGCCAGCCACGCTAAACCGCAAAAGATAAAAATTCTAGTTATAGCCGGACGCCAGCCATTCGGAGTGATATTGAGCATTTTCAGAAGCCTTTTGTAACTGGTACTTACCACAGAACTTCATAAAATGGGTACCTACGCCCGGTACTCGCTCACGCTGAACTGCTTGAGAGATTGCATCGTCTAGTACTGCTTTGATGTTGTCAGGTTGTGCAGACAGATCAATAATAGCACGATTGCGTTCATAGTCATCACGCACCAGGTGTTCAACTCCTTCGTGGTCGGTCCAACGCTGTAGCATGAGATTGTTCCACATGAATCCCTTGTTGTTTCTATCAGCAAAGGCTTCTCTAAGACCAACCTTGTTTTTGGAACCTTTTTCACGAACACCAGGGTACGCACTAAAGATATTATCGCTGGTATCACCGCGCATACATTTTTCAAAAAGCAGCCACTCAGGATCTGGTGCTGGCTTAACTTCCTTGGTTTTCTTGTCAACCACAACACGACCCTTGTCGTCGTAGTAGCCTTCGTGTGTGGTCAGCACACCGGCAATGCCGTTGTACAATTGCACATTGGGTGCAATGAGTTGTTCGAAGTCGCTATCGCTGGATACGATTGTATGATTGTCGTTGGGGTGTAAATGAATCCAGCGAGCAATAAAGTCGTCGGCTTCGCACACAGGATTACGAAGAACTGTTACATTGGTCTTAGTACTGATGTACTCGTAAAACTTGTCAAAGCTTTCCCAAAACAGTTTTTCTTCTTCGGCTTCTTTGACAGTATGCTTGGCTCGAGCATCGGCTCGTTGTGCCTTATAAGGTGCGTAGTAATCTTTGCGCCAGCTACGACCTTCAAAGCAGAATACCACATGCTTGCCCTGACGGTCTCGCCATTGCCTAAGAACAGCGGCAAGAATAATGTGGTAGCTCATGGCTACACGCTCTTCAGGATCACCATTACGGATCACATGACGAGCACGGAAGAAAAGATTTGCGGCATCAACAAGTAGGTAGCTCATGTTTCAATAATAACATCTCTGTGTTGGAAAGTCAATGTTTTTTAAGGCACCAATGATGACCAAATGTTATCAATGGACCGAAGAGGTTTAATGATACTGGATTCGCAATAGTGGATCAATAAAGCTTTCCTGGGGCGGTTACTCGGGTTAGGCATACTCGAGTGTAAAAGTCTAGCGTTATAGCATAGCACTGATCCTTTAGGCATTTTTGGTTGTTTGACCAGATCCAGAAACATCTGATTGTATTTGCCTTGGTAGCAGTCGTCGATGGGATAGTTTTCAAGTTGACTTTGGTCAACTAGACCGGTACTACCTGATTTACTGTCAATGTCGTGCAAGGGGATAATCAGCTGTAATGCTAACAGGCGCTGATCAAAATTCCATTCAGGAAACCGATGCGGAGTATCTACATGTGGATTTATTATGTTACTACCAGGTTCAATGGTCACAACATCAGCCGCATACAGTCTTGGATCTAATAAAATATCACGAACTAGATCAAATGTTATTTTTTCAATGTCTTGAAATTCGGGCCAATCTAAAACCTGTTGACTCCACCAAATAGCAAGCTTGCCAAGATCAAGTATTCCAGCACCTTCGGCATACTTCTTGTCAATGTCAATGGCCCGGCGAGGACCCAAGCGATCTATACGATCGTAAAATGCATCAATTAAAGAGTCATTGATATGTGACTTCTTTAATAACCAACCTTTACCATTGGTTAGTTTTTTACGATCCTGCATGTTTATTCTTGATTGCGTGTTTTTTCGTTTGTAGACATTCTACCAGCATCTGCTACAAAAGAGCCGTCGGCCAGACCATCTATGCCAACATTGCGGCATAGCTCTGTGAACCATTGATCAACAATGTCTTCTGGAGTGGGTCCGCGATAGCCATGATCCATCAAATGCCGTACAAATGCTGGATTCCACTCGAGTTCAAAGTAGCCTTGTTTTGGATTGCTTGGATCTAGATTGGCCTTAACAACTTGTACCCAAGGCTCTGGGTTGTCGCGCATACTCTTAGCAGTAGGTGTGCGCTTAAATAGATTCTTTATAAATTTAAACATCTTTAGGTTTTGCCTTTAGGTTAAGAATTAGTTATGTTTATCATTCAAAGGCCTTGTCTTCTCTATCAGACAAGGCCTGTAAGATATCTTCTCTCCACTCAATGGTTTCAGTATACCACTTTTCTCTTTCTTCTTGAGTGCGATAACAGCCGATGCAGTATCCCTTTGCGTCTAGCTGGCAGATACCAAGACATGGATTAGTATCGCTGGCATGCTTATCCGATTCTATGGAGGTGCTGTGTTTGCTCATCTTGATCTATGCTTTTCTTGACTTTTTGCTTTGGAGAAAATAAGGCTGCAAGTTTGACCTTGCCCTTTTCTACAAGTGTTTTAGAACGACTAGGCGGAGTAACTAAAAAACCATCATGACGCAGGGCATGAAGTTCGCGATTAGTGAGGCACCGTGGGCAAATCTCATCTAGTCCAAGAACAACAAATGTTCCACTGGCCGACGAGCACGAATGTGTCCATGTTTGAATTTTGGTGTTCATAGCCGTATATATCAAGGTTTAGAACTTTTTCGAAGGTTTGTTACATCGCTAACGGCTGATTTCAAAGTTTCAGCATAATTCAGCGCCTGTTGCTGAGTCATAATAATACTTGCTTGGTATTCGACATAGCCCTTGGTTAAAAGAATCCAGATAGTTTTCCACCTGCTCATTTCCCAAATCTTAGTCATTTGGGTTGTGTAAGTGGTAACAGTAACCCTAGTATCTTCGGCTTCTACCCAAACATTATGATCGTGATCAGGGTCGTGGCACTCGCACACAATCTGATAAGATTTGCTATCGCCATAATCACCGCGCTTGAGTATTCCTACTGCTGGAATTTGAGCTTTCATTTTCCCCATCCGTTGCTCCAAATGTCCACATGCAATCTTGGGCTGTAGCGATAACCTCTCGCTAAAGCTTCGTCGGCAATGTGTTTGTTGTTTGCAAAGTAAGCGGCATCAGTGCCACCCACGGGCATTACATAGACCTGTCCACCAAAGCCACCGGCTCTAAATTCCATAACTGCTTGATCTACTTCTTCAAAGTCTTCAATTTTTTCAATTACAAATTTCAAATAAACATGCCCAACAGTTTGATACTGCTGTACTACATCTGGCTTGATAGCTTGTTCCCAACGCTCGCCACTGGCACTAAGCTTAGGGCTAACACTAAATGTGAGATTATCAGCATCGCGACCAAACCTAGTCCAGTCCTGGAAAAGATAATCGTGAAACTCGTCATGCAACATTTGAGTACCATTGGTTTCAAATGTCAGGTTGTCAAGGTCTGTCATTCTAGGATGACTCAGTAGTGCAGGATATAGCTGTTGCCATCCCAGCAACGGTTCACCACCAGTAACAACCAAATGCACATCATTGCCGTTGTTTTGCTTCCAGTGATGGTTGGGAGTCAATGCCAGCATTGCATCAATGCTTTGATCAACTGTATAAGTTGGACTCAAATGCTTAAAGGCAGGATGCCAACTTGCATAGCTATCGCAACCGGCTTTTGCCAGTGGCAAGTCGTTGAATGTTTTATAAAGATGAACATTGTGTCCAATCTCATCAGGCTCTGTGGTTTTCTCGCCCTTGGGCAACCCAAATCCTGCACACTTAAAGTTACAACCAAATGTTCTAAAGAACACACTTGGCACACCAACAAAGCGTCCTTCACCTTGTGCGGAGTAAAAGATTTCGCTGACTTTGAATTCATTCATAGATTTTTGACCACCTTTTTAACTTTTCAAACTTGCGTTGCTTGGCTAGTTCGATATCATGTTCATTGACTATATTGTGTAATTTTAACAGATCTATCGCCGCTTGTAAATCCCCTACTTCTTCGGTTAGTCGCTCGCGATTAGATCCACCTTCCTTGAGGTGAGTCTCGTCAATGCCAAACCTACGAATCTTACACACCATTTGGCTGACTTCGGCACATTCTTCCTGTAGCACCGTTAGGATTTCTTCTTCTCGTGTCATGTTATTCATTCTTTAACCTCCCAGGCCCAATTAACAACTTGCCAATCAACTAAACAGTCCTCAAAGCAGTAGTTTTTGTCCACATGCTCTTGACCAAATTTCTCACACATTTTCTTATACCAATACGGCCAGTACCTAGCGCGAATCTCTTCTTCGGATAGTGTTTCCACATAGCCGCCAGTGTCATCTGCTCTAGGTGAATCTGGGTCGTATTCGTTATAAGAAAAGTATCTCACTTTAGGAACACATCGTTGATTTGTCTGTTGACGCGAATAAAGGTAGTACATTTGGGCAACTGCTTGAGTGTTGGTGCACCAACATAGGTACAGGTGCTACGCAAGCCTCCAAGTAGATCCAGCACAGTATTCTTTACAGGACCTCGATAAGGCACAGTAACGGTTCGACCTTCACTGCTACGATATTCAGCAACACCGCCATGATGCTTTTCCATAGCAGTATCTGAACTCATGCCATAGAATCTTATGTAATCTTTACCATCTTCTTGTCTAAATCGTTCGCCACCACCTTCATTGTGTCCAGCTAACATACCGCCAAGCATGACAAAGTCTGCGCCTGCACCAAATGCTTTAGCCACATCACCTGGGCAAGTACACCCGCCGTCAGCAATAATATGTCCACCAAGCCCATGCGCCGCATCAGCGCACTCAATGATCGCACTAAGTTGCGGGTAGCCAACCCCAGTTTGTAAC